AACTCGTAGGTATTCAATAACTTATAATAATTAAAATTCACAAAAGTTGCTGACCCCTCAGCTCTCATATCGGCTGGATTTAAAATAGTATATCGTAAAGGGATTTTTTTCTGAGCTTGAGCTCTAGACATTTTATTTATTTCAGGACTCGTAACATTATACAGGAATTTATAAATAAAAACATTTCCAGATCTAAACCATTCTCTAAAAAATCTTTCTGATAAAGACCAACCATTTATTTTCTTATACCATTCCTCGTAAAATTTAACAGATCTTTTATTTTTGCCTCTGAAGTGTAATTTCGAATTAGCAAACTCTGTTTGAATATCAATAGTATTTCTAAATATGGCAACATTCCAATAAGCTTTTTGACACAAGATAATAGCTTGTTGAGCACTTAGAGTTCCTGAGTTATCTCTTGAGAAAGGTGATACACCTTTGTTAATATTTTCTATTTCCCCTGAAAGTCCTGATAACGGGTTCTGGAAAGAATTTGTACCCCTATTTCTTAAGTCTCTTGCTGATTCTGAAATGAACTTTGGAGTGAAAGGGTCTGAGTTTACAACTACAGCGTTGCTTTTGGGTTTACGAGCCATACACTACTATACACTTTTAAACCTTAAAAATTCTTACTAAATTAATTTTAACCTTAAAATTTATCTAAACATCCTTGGAACGAATTCAAAAGATTTATTTACCTCTTGTTCTCTATTCATATCAAAATAACATTTAACACCCCAGCTTCCCAATAGAAGAGCAGTGTAAGAGTCCCTTCGGGCTTTATGAGGATTGCTATCTCTTTTCATTGTAGCTGGCAAATCAAACTGTTGATTGCCATTTGGGCTAGTGGAGACTTCTATAAGGGAACATTCCCTTTTAGTTAGATTTATAACATCTCCTAGATGCTCTACAAAATCTACTTTCATTTCCTCTTGAACATTTTTAGCTATCTCTTTGGTTTCTTCTTTACTAATATCTTGAGTCTTAGAATAATGTAAATCTTCTATAGGAAATTTTTCATTTATAGCTTTTTGAAAGTCTGAATCGTTAAATACTGGAGCGGCAAATCTTATTTTTTTCTTTTCTATCATCCATTGCAAGTTTTCATTTGCAAACCTTAACCATCCTCCAACGCCGAAAGCTTGAGAGTGAACTATCTTACCATCTTTTGGAACATAATTATTTTTAGAATATAAGATGCCTTCATTGGAATTATAATTCAAGAAATCGTGATCAAAAAGATGTAACTCTCTGGGCATCAATTTGAATTCTTTTCCAATCTGCAAGAATGCAGGACCTCCGCTATTATCTATAATCATGTATACTACATTGAACTTTTCAAGAAGGTATTTCAAATATAAACATCTTTTCTCATTGGTACTATTCGGCAAAGCGTAAGCATGAACAAGAGTTGCTGACTCATCCTCTTCATTGAGTTCGAGAACAGCCATTGCAAAGTCATCTGAGGTTTCAGAATTATTATAGTTAGGATCTATTGATAATATGTATTTTTTATCTAGATCTCCGACTATTTTTACGGTAGGATATTCTCCGAGTTTTACACTTGCTTCTTCGATAGCTTGAGCTGAAAAATAACCACCTGTATCATCTCCGAATATAGCTTCTAACTCTCTGTCGAACATGGACTTAGACATTGTTCTTCTCATGTCTTCAATAGCCGATTCTTCCATGAAGCCTTTAGGGGCAGCTCTGTAAGACATTCTGAAAACGCAATGATTAACATTCTCAGCTTCTGGGTCTAGAATTGTTTTTACATAAGGCACATAATTATCTCTATAAAGAGATTCAAATTTGTAACTTGCAGAAGATAAACCAATAATTTTATTGTTAGATGAAAACTGTTGTACATCTTCTGGGTTTAAAACTCCATTTGCAACTAAAAGTTTTTGAGCGTTTGTGATTTCTTCGTGCTGAGGGCCATCTTGTCTAACCATCAAGAACGGCTTAAGAATCGAATCTATGATTTCTTTACTCACTACTAAAAGCTCGTCAACAATAAGAACATTGAATCTGTAACCTCTAACTTTACCTAGAGGGATAGCTGTTATAGACGAATAACCAATTTCCATTGACCAAGCGTCACTTGATTTTGATAATTGTTTTGTTATGCAGGATCTTAAAAAGGTTCCGTTCTTAGGATGAGAAGCGAAGCTATCAATCTGCTTCATTATAGATTTAGACTGACGAAATGTTCCCGAGGCTATACCTATTTTAACGCCGGGATTGCCTAGAGCATATATTATACAGAATAAAGAAATTACGAAAGATTTTGAAAATCCCCGCCCAGCTACAACAAGGCAATAATCTTTTAAAATAAAGGATCTTAACATTAGATCTTGTACAGGATCTAGCTTGACTCTAGTCAAAAGATAAACCATGAATGCGGGATTAGCTAAACAATATCTAGCGAACCATTGTTGAGCTTCCGCCTCAGAAAGTATCCCTTTGACTTTATCAAGTTCATCATTAGTCGATTTCCTAAAAGGGGTAGGATGAGCACCTTCGTTCCACATGTTTATATCTGGTTAAAATCTTTCAAAAATTCTAAATCGAATTTCTTTACACTTTCTTTCATCTGAAAAATCTTTATCATTATATATTTAGAGTTTTCTCTAGAATCAGAAAAGATAAATTGTATATTATTGTACTTTGCGTAAATTTCTCTAATCTTATGGAAAACAAACTTTCCATTTATATATTTACTGAAACTTTTTTCTGGACTATAGTTTAAAGCATTCTGAAATTTATTCTCTATTAAAACTACTAGATAGTAACCGAGATCTTCAGCTCTTGATATTTCTCTATCGAATCTTTCGGCCCCGGAAACTAAAGTTGATATCAAATCTTCTAAGCTTTTTCTCTCCACAAAAACATCAGAAAATAAAGGCCCCGATGTTCCATAATCACCACAACTCAATTTCATTTTTTTAGAATCTTTAAACTCTAATGGGTTTTGTTCTCTAGTGTCTATTAAAATCTCTGGTTCTATATCACTAAATGTGGGAGTAGATATATAATCATATTTGAATCTAAGCCCTTGCTTCGTTAATGCCTTTATTATATTTTCTTTAGTATCAAAGATTTTAACAAGACCCTGCCAAGATGGCAAGAATAAACTTTTCAATTCTATATTAGATGGAACGAAAAGCGTTTTTTTCTTATTGCATCTTGCTTTAAAAAGCTTACAAATGTAATCTCTTACAATAGTTTTCTCTTCTTTGAAACACCAATTAGCTAAGTTTTCTTTTGAATTGAAATCAGTTAAAAAATACTCTTCAAAATTTTTAAACTTTATTGGTTCATTAGAGAATTTGTCGAATCTAGGAAAATGTTTACTGTAATATTCCTGCAAAGAGAATTTATGCTTCTTGGAAACATGTAAATGTAATCCCTTTTCACTAGAAAAATCAGATAAACATTCTAGACATTTCATTAAAGAGAGAATACCTCCTCTTTGCCGACACCGTAAACTTCAACAAAAAGCTCTGAAAAGTTTTCTAACTCTTGTATTTTTTCTTTGACTTTGAACTCTTCTGCTTTAGCGATTAGTATCATCCTTCTTCTTTCTTTCTCATCTTGAACAAGTTCAATGAACTGAGCTAAACTCTGATTAGCCAAAGCTTGTTTTTCTAGCTTCTTAATTCTATCTCCACTCAAAGAGCGTGTCATTTTAAGAGTTCTTTCTAGGCAATGATTATAAGCTGCTGTCTTATCTTTTAAAGCTTCTGATAAAGACATCGTAAATTTTCTGCCCTCTTCATCATCTGACATAGACTCTGTTAATCTATCATTTAGGATTGTTATCTGCTGTCTTATCTCGATTAAAGTTACATATTCTAAAGCTAGTCCTATATAAAGATTAACTTCGTCTGAATTTAAATCCGGTTTATTATAAACAGCCTTTACGAATTCTGTTTCAAAAACTTCTCTATGTTTTACATTCGTAATCATAGAAATCATTTCGACGAATCTAGGAGCTGATAAGAATTTTTTCACAGCAGCAATAGAATCTTTTGTCCTCATATCCATTTTATCAGAATCATACTTCGCAGAATGATCTGATCTATTTATGAGATTCATAACTTGCAAATCTGTTCTAGGAGAGTTATATCTAGCATTCGTTCTTTCTATTTTTTCGTCATCTTTAACTTCTCTAAAACCTGCCGCATCTAATAAGGATGTAATAGTTCTTAAAGAGACTATATATTCTTTATCGGGAAACAGAGTTTTGGCTATTTCTTTAGGAGTTAAATGTTCCGCATTTTCGAAAAGAAAATCTAATTGCTCATCTGTATAATTATCATACTCTCCGCCTCTCCATAATTTTTGTAAAAATTTCCTTACATTCTTGAACTCCTCTGTCTGCTCTATGAGCTTCGAATTCTTATAAACCTCTTGTGCGAGAGATAGGATATTACTTTCTTTACAGTTCTTATTATCATTTAGATAGTCCTGCTGATTTAAATCTAATTCATATTTATGCTGACAAATTATTTTATCACATAAGTTTATGTTCTTTCTATCTATTTTTTTACCTAATTTTTCAGTTAGGTTTGTTCTTATTGAAGTGTTCATTCTTCGGGATCGAATTCGCTTATTTTTTTCTTAGCTATAATCTGCAAATTCTTTCTTATAGTTATAAGCTGTCTTTTAGTTATGCCCTTTCCATTTATATTTTTGAGTCTTTCTATTACTTGTTCGTCTTTTAAATTCTCTATATATATTAATCCATAAAAATTTACCATTTTAGGATTAAGGAATTGACAAATAAACTTATGGAATTTTATAACAGAGGATTCAAGTTTTATAGAAGATATTGGATCAGAAAAATCTTGAGTTTCTTTGAAATTCTCACTATCAATTGAAAGAGCTGTTTTTAGTAAGAATTTATTTTGTTTCTTTTTTGCCCACTTGCAGAAAGACGGGCACTGATCACATTTTACTCCGCTCTTAGTATAACCACATAAATCTGAACCTCTATCGAATGGGCAGCTGAAGCAAGGAGGGGCATCTCTTGAATATCTATCTCTTACTGTGTTCTTTATCTGGTTTATTATTATCTTATTACACCAGTATTCGAATGGTCTTTCCTGATCCCATTGAGCCCACTTGTTATAAATATGAAGTCTTATTGTTTGGGCTAAATCCTCAAATCCAAAACCGCATATATCAGATAGACGCCATCTGCCTCTATTTTTTTGTATAAGTGAGTCTATACATTTTATTTTATCTTCAAATTTGATCATCATCTAGGGAAATTGGCCCTGACTTAAATACCTGTTGTCTGAATTCTTCCTTTGTTAAACCCTTCCTTTTGAAAGATTCGTTGTTAGGATCAGAACCCAAGACAGAACTTAATTTAATAGGCGTAATTTTTTCTATTGTTATTTTTATATCTTTAAGAGAAATTTTATTTTTTGGAAGTTTTTTGAAAGATACACTTTCATTATAATCTTTTTCTTCTTCTAATTTAATAGGTACGGCGAAAACAAATTTACAATTACTGCAAGATTTTGGTTTTTCGTAGAGGAATTTAATTCCGCTTCCGCACGATGGGCAATAAATATTTGGCATTTTTTTCCTATTGTGTTAAGTTTATACAGATTATTAAAATAATTGTGTCTATTTTAAATTTACGTCATAAATGAACGTACCGAATTTAATAACAGTTCCTGAAAAAACTGGATCAAAAGATGAGAATGTCCCATTTATGTTAAAGTCTGAAGCTCCAGAAGCTGATCCTGATGCCCTGAATGTATAGAATACATTAGTGTTATTATTAAAATTATTAACGTAACAATTTGAGAATAAAGAGTTTCCGCCTAAACAAGTTATTAAAGACGAGTTGGGATACAGGGTAGAAGCTTTAGTATCAAAAACACAAGAGTCGAAATAGTTAGATCCTGAGACTACTATCCCCCCATTGAATATAGTATTTCTGATTCTTGATTTACCGAGAGCTGTAAAATGTGGGAAGGAGTTTGTGAAAGAACAATTAGTTAAATTATATTTACCTGTTAATCTGTAAAT